GACAGAGACCGGTTCCGCAGAGAGCTATTGAAGCTTGCCGAATACGACCGTGCATGCGTGGTAGTGGAAGCCGGGCTTGATGACCTGCTCAGCGGGGTCTATCGTTCCGGTGCACATCCGAGTTCCGTCGTGGGAGCTGCGCTCTCGATAATCATCGACTACGACGTCCCAGTCTATTTCTGCTCCGACCGGCAGTGCGCACGCCGGTTTGTCGAGGAGTATCTGCTGCGCTACTATCGGAGGTCTCAGGATTCATGCCAACAGCCACAACAGAGCATACCCGAATCCGGGGAGAAGTCGAGCGAGTGTTCTTCTCATCCGCCAGCTTCTCCGCCGGACGATTCATAACTGAGCGCGGCGACAGAATTCAGTTTGCAGGGAATGTCGTGGTGAGCGAAAACCAGCCGTTGGTGCTCCACGGCAAGTTCATCAAGCACCCCAAATACGGTCTCCAGTTCGAGGTCGCAAGCATGGAGTTCGACCGGCAACTGGACGCTCGCGGCCTCGCCAACTATCTTGCGAACGACCCTGACATCAAGGGCATCGGCCCGGCGAAGGCGAGGATCATCGCCGAGCAGTTCGGAACCAACTTCGAGCGGAGCCTTGTCGATGAACCGGAGAAGATCGCCGAAGTCGCGAAGGTACCGCTATCGGTTATCGAGGCACTCCGCGACCAATGGCTTGAGACAAGTCACATAAACCAGGCTATGACCGCCCTTGCTGCGTACGGGCTCACACATCATCAGGTGACGAAGCTGGTGAAAAAGCTCGGTAACAACGCTGTCTCCATAATCGAGCGCGACCCCTACCTTATCGTCGGAGAGATCGACGGCTTCGGCTTCAAGCGAATCGACAAGATAGCTCGGCAGGTAGGTATCGAAAAGGATGAGCCGAGCCGCATTCGCGCCGGGATTGTGTTCTGCGTCGAGGATGCTTTGGATCAGGGCGACTGCTGGGTGGAGTACGAAGACCTGCTCGGGCGGGCGAACGAGCTTCTTGTGATGGATTGCCTGGACAGCCGAGAGCAAATCGAGAGACACCTGGACAATCTGATCGATGAGAAAGCCCTGACCTGCTATTCCGCCGAGTGCCGGTTCCTCGTGGCAAAGCCGTTCATCCGGAATATTGAAGAGGATCTGGCGCGCGTGTTCGCTGGCGGCGCAAAGCCAAGTCCGTGCCTCGGTGACAAGTCCAACCTGCAGGCAGAGGTAAAGCGTGTCGCGCCGCGCCTCAATCCCAAACAGTTTGACGCAGCCATCAGCGCCGCCGTGCATTCCATATCGCTCATCTCCGGTGGTGCCGGATCCGGCAAGACATTCACCATTGCCGCCGTTACTCGGCTCTGTGACGAGCATGACCTGCGTGTCGTGCTCTGCGCGCCGACCGGCAAGGCCGCCAAGCGAATGGAAGAGACCACCGGGAGGGATGCGTCCACGATCCACCGGCTGCTCGGTTTCAACGGCAAGACCTACTCGCGCGACTCGGAGAACCCAATCTCGGCCGATGTGCTCATTGTCGACGAGGTCTCTATGGTCGATGTCGTTCTCGCGTGGCATCTCTTCCAGGCAATCGATCTTGAACGCACGAGTGTAGTCCTGGTTGGCGACCACAATCAGCTTCCGCCAGTTGGGCCGGGCAACATCCTGCGAGACCTGGTCGAGTCGAGGGCGCTGCCGACCACCATCCTCGATGACATCGTGCGACAGGCCGGAATCCTCAAGGAGAATAGCATTGCCATCCTGCGGGGCGAAGTGCCGAAAACCCCGCAGCGTGACACGTCCGTGCGCGGAGCTTGGTACGTCGCGGACCAGCATACCGAGGCAGAGCGCGTCCAGCGGTTCATCCTCGACCTGTTCGAGCATACGCTCAAAGACAAGCTGAGCTTCGATGTCCTGCGGGACGTGCAGCTTCTGACGCCCACTCACAAGGGACCACTCGGGACTGCTGAACTGAACATCAAGCTGCAGCGCCTCATTCAGCGGAAGCTCTGGAACTATGATGCGCCGCCAGTACAGCCCGGCAGGCGTCCAAAGCTTCTCGTCAACGACAAGGTCATCCAGACCCGGAACAACTACGACCTCGGGATCATGAACGGCGCGATGGGCATTGTTCGCAGCGTGGGTATCGACGGCTCGCTCAGCATCGAGTTCGAAGACAAGATGGTCAATATCGAGGCGGGATCGCCGCACAGGAACGACATCCAGCTTGCCTACGCGCTCACAATCCACAAGTCCCAGGGGTCGGAGTTTCCCTGCTCGGTGGTCATCGCACACAAGTCGCACTCGTTTATGCACCACAGGAATCTGCTCTACACCGGCGTCACGCGCGCGTCTCAGACCGCTATCATCGTCGGCGACCGATGGGGGATCGCCAACTGCGCCAAGCGCGTGCAGGTCGACGCGCGAAAGACGTTCCTGTCGCTCGTGCTGCCGCAGCACGTCAGTGCTCTTTCAGGAGGTACAGGGTGACTTTCGAGCAGATACTTGAACGACTGCCGGACCGAAAATCCACATCCAACGGCTGGCAGGCGAAATGCCCTGCGCACGATGATCGCAAGGCGTCGATGTGTGTCCATCAGGAACCAGACGGCAAAGTCCTTATGATGTGCCAGGCAGGATGTGAGACCAAGGATATTCTGGCGGCACTCGGCCTGACCTGGAACGATCTGTTCCCGGAGAAAAGCCAGTCGGCGTCGTCACAGCCGGGCCAAAGAAAGAAGAGGAGCCGAAACCTCGCTGCGGATCACCGGGTTGTGGCGACCTATGACTACGTCAACGAAGATGGCGAGCTGTTATACCAGGTCCAGCGAACCGACACCAAGGAGTTCATTCAGCGCAGGCGCGTCATACGCGATAACGTCGCCAAGTGGGAATACAACGTTAAGGGTGTCACTCGCGTACTCTACCGACTGCCGCAGATCAAAGCAGCAGTAGCCGATGGGAAGCCGGTATATATCGCTGAAGGCGAAAAGGACGTCCACACCCTGGAATCCTGGGGACTCGTGGCAACCACCAATTCGGGCGGCGCGATGTCCAAATGGCTCGACAGTTTCTCTCGCAGTCTTGCCGGAGCCGATGTCGTGATCCTGCCGGACAACGATGTGCCTGGCAAGAAACATGCCGAGGATGTGGGCCGCAGCCTGCAATCAATCGCTGCGCGCGTGCGTGTTGTCTGCCTCCCAGATACCAAAGAGCACGGCGATGTTACGGATTGGGTTGGTGCTGGTGGGACGCTTGAGAAGCTCATCGCGCTGCAAGAAGCAGTCGGAGAGTTCCAACCCGGCAGCATCCACCAGGAATACGTTACGCCCGATGATATCGTCCGCATAGACATCAAGAACCAGCCTCTGCGTCTCACGGGTCAGGCGGCAATCAGCGCGCTCAGGGCCAAGAACAAACCGCCATATNNTTTCGAGAGACCGAGACAGGCATTCCGCTTATCGAGCAAGTGAACGACGCGATCATGACCGCGCGCCTTGCCGACATCTGTGACTTCACGAGCGACACCAACGACGGCATTCGCTACCACAATCCGCCGAGGGAGGTGGTCCGGTATGTGCTCTCGTCGGACAGTCTGCCATTCCCGAAACTCGTGGGCGTAACAGAATCTCCGCTGCTGCGGCCGGACGGCACGATTCTCCAGAAACCAGGCTATGATCCCGACACCGGATACCTCTACAAACCGTCCGAGGGTTTTGAGATGCCGGAGGTGCCGCTCAATCCGAGCAAGGAACAGATCGGCGACGCGGTAGACCTGGTCAAGGAGGTGTTCTGCGATTTTCCGTTCGTGGATGAAGCGAGCAGGACCAACACCATTGCCCTCATGCTGACGCCGCTTCTGAAGACGATTGTTCCCAAGATACCACTTGCCATGATCGACGCCACCAAGTGGGGCACGGGCAAGAGTCTGCTGGCGGAAGTGTGTGCCACGATTTCGGCGGGGACGTTCATTCTGACGACTGCCCCCATGGACTCCGAAGAATGGCGTAAGAAGATCACGTCGCTACTCGCGGACGGCAAGCCCTATATCATTCTCGACAACCTCAAACGCGTGCTCGATTCGGAGAGCTTGGCGGCGCTTCTCACGTCCACGACCTGGACAGACCGCGTGCTCGGCAACAGCCAAACCACGAGCATCACCAATAACGCCGTCTGGGT